ACGATGTATATTCCTGTTAAGTTTTGCGCTACAGAGAACGAAGCACCGAAGGCGGTGCTTTTTTTTCGACCATCATAGAGGGCCTGAGCGCGTGAGGTGGGGTTGTCATCAAGACACGAAGCGGGGGGGCCTGTCATCAGGCACCACGCCCGCGGACTGGAGGACATGGGCTCAACCCCCCGCAGGGGCCACGCAGAGGGATCGGACTGCCGTGGATATGGGTGGCACTATCCCGCGACACCGGGAAGGCACTCAGACGGGTTTTCCCGCGCTCCTATCGGTTTGATTTTGTCCAGGCGATCATGGCCAGATCTGCGGCCTGATCTGCACTCGGACGACCGCCAGTCTGCGCTTCAGCTATCGCGAGCTTCACAGGGCCAGCGCCCGCAGCGACAGAACACGAGCCATCAGGAATGTCAGAAGTCTCCTGCCCGGTGACGTCATAGCACACGCAAGCACCACGAGCGACAGCACACCCGGCGAACTTGGGGGGCGGAGGTGCGAGAGGTGCAAGCGGTTGAACGGGCTGAACTGGTGGAAGTGAGGGGAGAGAGTTGCCAACAGTTGGTGTCGTCGTTTTGACCTGGTTGTCGGGTTTCGGTGCGACTGACACGCCCTCCTGCACCTTGGATGAAAGGCGATCGAATAGGTGCGGCCATGCGAACGCGGCGCCAGCTGCACACATGAGCGAGACCCAGAGGACGGTCGGCAGGGCCGCGCGCGAACCAGTGTGCCCCTTGGCGCTCTTGTAGAGCTTCTGAGCCTTGCGGCTGTACCGGTACGCAGTCTTTTTGAATGCGTTCTTGAAGTTGAGCGCATTCGAGCAGGTGTCCCATTCGTAGATGATCGCAGCACCCATGCCGCCGAGCTTGCGGACATGGAGGTGACGGCCGACAAGGCTACGCACGCCCGGATCGATCAGCGCGGGACTCTGCGTCATGATGACAAGGTCCACAGCGTCGTGACCGTGCGTCTGGAGGTACTCAACAGAAGGCGGGATTTTGCTGCCTGCTGGCCTGTTGGGCCAGACGCGCTGAACCTCATCGAACACGATGAAATCACCGACCTTGCGGTTGGTGTGGATGTTCTCTAGCCACTCCTTATCCACCAGTTCGTGGTCGAGGTGCAGTTGGTTGATGTTAGCGAGAATGCGCCGGGTTACTTTGATCTTGCCGTCCTGGTCGTCATCAATATCAAGCACGCGACCAATTTCAGGCTCGATGAGCTTATCGACGGTGTAAAGGCTTTTGCCAGATCGAGGGGCACCGGTAATGAGCGTGATCAATTGGACCTCCCAATGATGCTAGTGGCCTTGGTAGCGGTCCACAGAGCAATGCGGGTATTTATGGCACCCATGATGATGCCCAAGGCAATGCCGCCACCAGACATTTGGAACAATCCGAACAGATCGGCACCCATGCCCATGCCAGCAGCCTGAATCTGCTGTTTGAGCTGGCCTATGACCAAATCCATGCCGCCAATGGTGACCACCGAAAACCCGAGAGCAAGAAGCACACGCCCGACAAGCGGGCCGACCATCGAAAGGAGAAAGGCTGCTAATGGCATCAGTCAGGTCTCCCAGTTCCGCCGCTGACGATAAATGTCGCGGTAATGAGCGCGATGAGGATGAACACAGGCTTCACGTACGTGGAGAGCGCGTTACAGGCCCACTGCATGTCGATCATCTTTATGGTCTGGCCGTTCAACTGGATGGTCTTGTCTTGCGGACAAGTGCCGGTGACGCCGAGGAGGTTTTCAGGCAAGAAGCTCAGGTTGAAAGTCGAACGGCCAATGCCGTCTTCCCCCGGGACTTCACCGAACTTAGCGCAGCCTAACGTCGTGTCCCCTGCCGGGCATTTTTCGCCCTGTTCCTCGCCGTCTGATCCATCACCGCCGCCTGTTGAGCCGCCAGAATCCCCGGAAGAGCCGTCCGACGACCCCGAGCCTGTGCCGCTGCCTGTGCCTGAGCCTGTCCCCGTGCCTGTCCCTGAGCCGGTCCCGTCTCCTGAACCATCCCCGCCCAAGCCCGACCCGTCGCCGGAGCCGTCACCGCCCGATCCGGAGCCACCGCCCGAGGTCCCGCCACCCGTGCCGGAGCCGTCGCCGGAACCGTCACCAGAGCCGCCGGAGCCGTCCCCGGTACCGCCTGAACCATCACCGGTGCCCCCCGATCCTGAGCCATCACCGGAGCCATCGCCGCCAGAACCAGAACCATCACCATCCCCCCCCGAACCGGTTCCAGAACCAGTTGGCACACAGACACTGGTGCCGTTGACTTGTCCAGGCGCTTGGCCTTCTGGACACACAGGTGGGGGAGGTTGATTCGGAGGAAGGCAAGAGCCGCCAGTGTTGTTGCCGGTGTAGCTTGCATAAATGCCCGAATAACCCGTTCCAGTATCTTCAGCATAGACATTTGAAATCCCCGAAACATCAAATTCACATTTATCTGTACCGCAAGCCTTAGCGGGTGGAGTGCAATTGCTGGAAGTGCAATCGCCATCGACAACAGGATTTTTCACATAACCGATCATCAAATTGGCAGAATTGGCACGGCCAACCTTGCAGGTTTTTGGTCGCTCACAATTCTGATTTGTCCGATTCAATGTCCAAGAGGTTTCACCGGAAGGGACAGGAGGACAGGTAGCCATGGCAGACTTGCCCTGCCTGATCTGCTCGTTGAAAACGTTGGTCCAAATGGCAGTGCCTTGGCAATACGAGGGGTTCGCGGACCACGTGATCTTGGGAGGATCGTCGGAGGCCCAAGGGCCATAAGAGGACTGCCACTCGCTGAACGTCTGGAAACCAGTTGGACCAGCTGCACAGCCAGCGTCTGTGGTTTCCATCTCCTGAGCGTGTGTTGGCATGGACACGACCAGGACAAAAGCGGCAATTAATGCGCGAAGGAACTTCATTTGAAGATATACCAGAGAGCGCCAAGAAGCACGAATGCCGAAATGGCGGAGTTGATGAACTGGTAATCTGCAAAGTACATGTCAATCCCTGTCGGTGGAATCAAACAGGCCGAGCAACTTCTTGAGGCCGTAGAGAGTGGCAGCGAGAGGCAACACGAGATAGAGCCAATCGAGCGTGAGAGAGACCCCACCGTCAAAGTCACAGGCAGGGAAGGAGGGGTAGGGCTGCTGTGTCACCACGCAGGCCCCGCCGTCGATCCGCTTGCACATGGTCATGTAGGCGGCTGAAAACTCGGTGTCCGTGCATTCAGCCGTATACAGGCTGGAGCCGTCGCCCCAGCTGGTGGTCGAGGCCGAGCACGCCGCCTTCTTGGCTTCTGCATCGTTGGGGTAGCAGACCCCTTTGAATAGCGGCATGTCGGCCCCTACTGGATCACTTCCAGCCCATCTTGCTGGCGACCTTGTTCAGGCCCCAAAACGCGACCATCGCGACGATCACAGCGCCGATGGCAGCGAGCAGATCGTCACCGGCACCATCGATGGCGGCGGTCACTTCGGTGGGCAGGGCAGCGTGGGCCTGAGCACCGACCACGAGAGCACCAGCACCGATGGCCACGCGGGCCTGACGCACGAAACGGAACATCTTGTTCATGAAAAACTCCTGTACTTGACGATGCGGGATTGCATCCCACGACCCCACACGTGAGGCCGTGAGGGCAATCACGCGGCCTTGGCCTGCTGAGCAGGGACCACAGACACGACCTCGTTTTGGGCCTTGCCGTATTTCATGACCTGCTGAACCTCGACGTCAGACGCAAAGGGCGGCTGGAGGTGTTCGATCTTGCGAAGCACGGAGACTTCACAGTCATAGGTGTGACCCACGAAACCCTTGGCACCCTTGGCACCAGCGAGCGGGATCATGGTGTGCAGCTTGCCGATCGCGTAGGGGTTGCCCGTCTTCTTGGACACGCCCTCAGTGATCTCAAACCCGACAACTTGCATCTTCATGGTGAACTCCTACGGCTGATGGCGCTTTGTGATGAAACCCGCCCAGCGACGCCTTCTGAAGCCGCTTGGGAACACCTGGACGGGATAGGGACTCAATGATTTCCTCGGCCGTGAGCGTGGCTCGGAGGACGTTGATCGTTTGGCCGTACTGGACGCGGCAGCACTCGGTGACGCGCTCAACAGTGATTTCACCCTCGGTCTGATGGGTGGCGATGCGCTCTGCAGCCGCATCAAGAATGGTCTGGAGGCACTTGTAAGCGCCAACGAAATACTCGTCCCGGCGAGTCAGCACGTCGAGGGGAATGTCACGATCTCGGTTGCGAATCTCGACTTCAAAGCGTGTCCACTTGCTGTCAGGGTCCCCCAGTTGGCGACCCTTTTCATAGGCGCGGAGCATCTTGCCGTTTTCACGTCGACCAACCTCAAGGGTGCGCCCGTTCTTGGGCTGATCGCTGAGCCAATCACCGGGGCAGCTGTGGCGGGGCATGCGACCGCCAGCATTGAAAAGCCCGGCCTTGTACCACTCGGCAGCGTCGTCCACGGTGTACTCCCCTTGGAGGCAATCGACGGCCAAGTCCACGCGGGTGATCTTGGGATCAAACAGGCCAGCGATCCAGCCTTGCACAGCGGCCCATGAGCGCACGCGAGAGGCGCAGGAACCCGACAGATCGAGGCGGGCCCGCAACTGGTGATGTGTGCCGCCGAAGTCCACACGGGCGACGTGGTGGTCGGCACCGTCGTCCAGCTTGACGAAATACCTGACACCGTGCTGATAGCCCAGCATACCGGGGCAATCGACACCCTGAACACGAAGACCGGTCCACTGGTTCAACAGGTCAAGCACCATGGCGGGGACATGCTCATCGGGCTCAGGGAGCCAAGTCACCGTCAACCAGTCAACCTTCGCTCCACCACTTTCCCCCCCTGTTAGAGCAGGGGGGCAAGTTGCGCCCGCTGCGCGTGCGGGTCGCGGGCTCCGCCGCCCGCTTGCGGGCGCGCCTTTGGCTTGCTTCTCTGCCAGTGCGGCCAAGCGTGCGTCGCGCTGGGCGATCCATTCGGGCGAATGGACGCGCTCAGCTTCATTGCGGTCAACGTAGGGAGGCAGGACAGAGCCGCCAAAGTAGCGCTGGGTCATCAGTTCACCTGGGCATTGCAGACGGATGGGGATGCGAACGAGACTGCGCAGCCATTGCGACGCAGACCGGCGACGTAGCCGTCAAAGGCTTGGACGCTCTCGAACTTCTTGACCTTGGGGCCGTAGGGGGTGTGCCAGACGACAAACCACTGGCGAGGGGGGCAGGTGCTCATGCTGGGCGCTTGGGCAAGCTGGACAGGAACAGGCTGATGTGAAGCCACTGGTGATGGTTCTCAGGCCTGTGCAGCCGCACGACCCCGGAGGGAGTCACCAGCACCCGCGCTGCTTCTGGCGGTAGGCCCTGAGGGCCACGCGGGTTGCTGGGTTGTGTGTTCGGGCGTACAGTCATGAAACCAACCAAGGGTAATAACCAAGACTGGTTGGCATCATAACCACTGAGGTTACTAGATGAAAGACCTAGAACAGCTAAACGAACTTATCAACCGAGCGAAAGCGATAGCCGGAAGCGATTACAAACTGGCGAAGCTCATGGGTGTACCGGCTCAGCACATCAGCAACTGGAGGCATGGAAGCCGGAACTGCTCACCAGAGGATGTGGCGATCTTGGCGGGAGTGGCCGGGCTTGACGCGGTGTCGTGGCATATCCGTGCAGTGCTGGAGAAGCACGCAGGAACGGAGAAGGGAGACCGCCTCTTGAAGGTGCTGGGAAAAGGATCGCCAGCGACTGGCGCGGAGATCGTTTCATCTGGAACAGTCGCCAGTCCGACCTCTGGCTCTGACATTCCACGATGTATATTCCTGTTAAGTTTTGCGCTACAGAGAACGAAGCACCGAAGGCGGTGCTTTTTTTTCGACCATCATAGAGGG